TCCCAGTGGGAGGTTTAATGCGTAAAGGGTTAATAATTATTAGCCTGTTACTGTCTGGCCTAGTGCTCTTGCTACTGTAGCACCAACACCGTCACCAATTGGTGTCTGCACTGCGTTATCGAAACGGATGCTTGCTGTAATAGTAACTGGTTCGTTGTTAGCATATGCTAGACTATTATAGTTAACATTCTGCAAGAAGCAGCCATATAGTTCCCAGGTCTCTAATACGTTAGCTGTACTTGCTCCATTACCACCATCAAGTACTTCAAATCTTGTGATAAACTTGTAGTCAATACCTGCTGCGGCGCTTGCCTGTTCCATAACATCGAACTGTTTCTGAACTTGTTCGCCAAGCAGTCTTGTAACACTGCCGTTTACATCGTCACGGAAGTTAACTGTGCACATATCCCAACTATGTTTACCTGCAAGATATATACGTGAGTTGTAAATAGGAACTTCCATTTCTTCAAATGTTACACTTGGACGAGTAATATCAATAACCTGCTTTGTAAGTTCTGTACGTGGAGTAGACACGCCTAGATTTTCAAACATAGCACGGAAGCGATATTGTAGCTTGGGCATAAGTAGGCCCTGTGCATTTGCTGATTGATCACTGTCTAAAGGTACAGTAAATTTTAATAGTGATGAAACTGACATTTTGTCTGCCTCCTAAATTATATAGATATTTATCTGAAAGTGTTCATGAAAAATGGGGCAAATTTTACCTTCGCCCCATTATTTCATGCTTTCTTTATATGTTAAACAGCATTTGCGGCTGCTATATTACCGCTGGCAATTTCACCTGTGTTCTTAAGTCTAATTGGAATATAAATGAATTCCGCAGACTTTGTAGGTTCAATAGCAATGTCAACATATAGCTCATTACGATCAATTCTTGTTGGTGTGTTATTTGTTTCATCACAAACAACCAAGTAATCGTATATACCACGCTTTGCTACTAGATCATTCATTAACTGCTCTACTTGTTCTTTGAGCTCATCACGTGTAATCTTGTCGTTAGGCTCAAAAATAAATCCTAGAGCTGTTTGTTGTAGTGTCCTGCGTAGATATGCAACTAGTCTTGCTACGTTAATGCGATCAATCCCACTACTTGTAGCAGATCTTGTTTTGTTGCCGTAGTTCATAAGTCCAGTACCATTAAAGAACGTAATTGGATTGACTTTGTTAGTGTAAAGTGTATCTCTTAAACTTTCTCTAACGTTATCAACTACAAATTCTCCAGTAGCACTATTGATATAACCAATGCTGCTTACGTTGTCTACAAGGCCTCGTCTGCTACCTGCTGGCGCTAACCAGGGGAAGCTCTGATCATCACTTCTGCTAATAACTCTTAGCATCATATGACTTGCTGGTACAGTAATAGTACTTCCAGTTAGATCATTAGTTTGGGCTGCTGGATAAAATACACCAAGATATGGATCTGTGGTTACAAGACCGTCTTCGCCATCTGATGTAGATCTAGCGTTGTTAGCTGCCCAGTTTGTAATTGCTGTGCCAGTAGCCGCAAGTCTCATACTAGTGTCGCCAACCACGAAGGCTGTATTTCTACGATCATTATTAAGGCTTACCATGTTTGGAATAAGTTCTGGATATCCAGGGGCAGCAATAACATTAAATGTTCTGATATCTTCTCTTAGTTCCTCACTGCCATCAATAGCAGACTTCATTGCTGCTACAACAATTTGTCGAACTGCTTTGCGGCCCATATATGGACTGCCATTGTTGCGATTACCGCTTGCTGTTACCCAGGCATCCTTTTCTGTTGGAAGCGTTGGATAAAGTGTGGTATCACTAAAGTTTGTTCTGCTAAAGTAATTTTTGCGGAACTTTTTAACATTGTAACTGCTACGACGTGTGTTGAACAATAGCATACCCCTTGGATAAAGAGCTGGATTTGGTGCATCGATGTCAACAGTATTGTTGGATAGCAAACTCTTGGTGGTCGTTAGAGTTCCTGTTACTACGTCTGTGCTTGTATTACCCATAAATCTAGCATCAGCAAATAGTATACCATTTTCAGTTGTTTGATCTGTGTTATCAATTAGTACAAATCGATTTTCGCTGTTCACTGTTTGATAACGATACAGCTTAGGATAATTTTCCAAATCACTGGTGTCTATCCACAAATCACCAACTACAAGAGAAGTTTCATCGCTCTGTGTAGTAGGTTCTGTAGCACTAAAAATTACACCGTTAGGGTCAGTATTACTTAAATTATATCCTCTGGCGTCACTAGTGACAGTAGAATAACCTTTCCAGGCACTGCCATCGCTAATCATAATATCAGCTTCAGTACCACCATGATACCAGTAGCGTTGATCTGAAGGATCTGCGTTTGGAGCAGTTGAGTTAGCAGTGTGTGTAGGAGCAACCCAGTTACTTAAAATTAAGTCACTGCTATTACCTGCTCTTACCTGGCCAGTTGTAATACCGGTTACAATACCTGCGTCTGTAAGTGGTGTACCACTTGTGTCTTTAAGAACAATAACACCGCCAAGTGCGTGTTTAATCTTTAAGTAGCCAGAACTTGTTACTTCTGCGCTAACGTTTGCTACGTTAGCAGCATTTATGTCACTTGCCATATCTGCTAGGCCGGTACCGCTTAGTATAACTGTAACTGCACTGGTAAGCGTAGTGCTATTTGCTGCACTTGCCTGAATAGTAAATGTTTCACTAGCGGTAAGCGGGTTTGCTGAATCAATATTGCCAGTGACTTCAAGGATACCAGTAGCATATCTGCGGAAAATTTTATATGTTACTGTATCATTTTCTGAAACATCATACTGTACATAGTAACTTCCCACAGCAATAGCTTTACCGCCTGATGTGTCTAGGTTCTTGTTAGCTGTGCGATCATTTTCATATAGTGGAGCACTTACTGCTTCAAATGCAGCAGTGCTTGAATTATAAACAGTAACATCAAAACTTGCGCCAGTGTTAGTTGCTGTTGTTTTGACCCAAACGCTGCCAGCTGGTCGTGGTGTTGTGTCTGTGATCTTCCATTCAGGAACATTAAAATGCTCGCTTTGCTGAACTAGTGGGCATGTGTACGTGCCAGCTGTCAATCCAGTATCTGTAAGAATTGTGCCACTGCCATTTGCTAGTGTAATTTTACCATCAGTTGTTGATCCATCGCTTGCTGCTGAACTTGTAGCATAAATTTCTATTTTGTTGCTATGTACCGCAGCAGTGACACCAGTAATAGCTTGTGTGTTAATACTATTTGCAAGGGCTGATACAGTTGTTCCAGCAAGTGTAACAGTTGTACCATTAATAACAATACTATTACCATTTGTTAGTGTTGGGCTTGCGCTTGTTCCTGCAACTGCTGGCCAAGCAACCTGCCAGCTTGAACTACCAACTAGCACCCATGCGTTGCTGCGGTTTTTATAGTATACTGGATTGTTAACATTAGTTGCTACTACAGCATAGTCGCCAATGGCGCCAATACTTGTTTTGGGAATGCCGACTGATAAGTCATCAGTGCTTGTAATTACTGTAGGTACTTTGTTGGTAAACGTACCTGCTGTTTTGCTCCATTCGAAAATACCCCAGCGTGTATCTGTTCCAGTATCAAACCAGATAGTTCCATTATTTGGTCTGCCCAGTGGTCTGGTTGTTGAACTTGCAAGTTCTGCTAAGTCAACATTTGCTCTAGTAACATAAGCTCTATTGCTTACACCAAGTAAGCTATACGCTGCCATAAGTCCGTATTCGTTAATCTCATAACCATGGATCGGAGTCCCAGTTCCAGTCTTGTAGAATGCTGGATTTCCAAATATGGTTACTAAATCCCTTTGGCTACTGATTAGGTATGTTTTGCCTGCGTTAGCGGCTGTTGTTCCAGCAGCGGTGCCTGTACCACTACCTGCTGTTTTATCTTGCGCTGTCGCTACAATAATTGCTGCTACTGTTCCTGCTTCGTTAGCAACATAGTTACTTTCATCAATTACTGTAACTTCTACGCCTGGAGATACTAATGCCATGTTTTTTTATTCCTTTGCAAAGAATTCTTT